TGGAGTGACGGGAATAATGTACGCTTCCAGGATGGGAAGGTTAAGAAGATGCCGGGGCAGAGCGCAGTTTTTGACCCTCCATCGGTGGCTCCGTATGCCTTGTTCCCTGCGCCGCAGAATAGTGTATTCTATTGGATATACTGTGGCCTAAGTGCTGTATATAATGTCACAGGTTCTACTCATGACGATATGACGCACGCTAGTGGAGTGAACGCGGTTAATACTATCCCGTGGACAGGTGGCATGTTCAATGGTGTGATGATATTGAATAATGGTATTGATACTCCAATGATGTGGAACCCAGGCGGGGCAGGTAATAACCTGGTTGACCTCACAGGGTTCGCGGCTCGCGCAGATGCTTGTCGAATAATGCGACCGTTTGAAAACTATCTCATGGCATTTGATGTTACGATAAGTGGAGTTAGGTATCCATACCTCACGAAGTGGAGCCATTTGGCAGACCCCGGCGCGGTGCCGACAAGTTGGGATGAGACGGATGCAACAAAAGACGCAGGCGATAGTCCGAAGTTAGCGGATACTCCTGGGTATGTTCTTGATGCGCTACCGCTGGGGAACAACTTAGTTATCTACAAGGAAGACGCTATCTTTGGTTGCCAGCATATTGGTGGGCAATTCATTTTTAGGATATGGAAAGCGATTCAGGAAGTTGGCATGTTAACCCATCGGTGTATGTGTGCGCTTCCTAAGGGTCGGCACTTTGTTGTCACCAATGACGATATTATTGTACATAATCTGTCATCCGCGGAAAGTATTATTGACAAGCAAGTGAAGCGCAATGTCTTTAATGAACTGGATGTTTCACAGATTATTGCTGCTCATGTAGTACCAAACTATGCGCAGAAGGAAGTATGGTTCTGTTACCCTTCAGGTGCGGCAACCTGGTGCGATAAGGCTTTGATATGGCATTACATTGATGGGACGTTCTCTTATCGTGACCTGCCCGGAACCTTTCATGCCAACATAGGTCTTGTTGATGAAGCAGCGGACGAGACTTGGGATGCGGATAACGAGGCTTGGGACGATGACGTTACCATATGGGATGACCGAGCCTTTGAGGGTTTAACTCGGGATGTTCTACTAGCCGATACGGTGAATACAAAGCTGTTACGAGCAGACGAAACAGAGCAGTTTAATGGGACTAACATGACTGCGTTTGTTGAGCGAACTGATTTGGGTATCGCGGGGCAGGATAGGGAAGGAAACATAAAGGTTGACTATGCTATCCGGAAAATGTTCCGGGCTGTATGGATACGGGCTACAGGTAGTCCTTTTAAAGTAAAACTCGGGACACAGCAGGTACGGGGCGGGGCAGTAACATGGCAAACGGAAAGAACTTTTACTCCCGGCACAGACGATAAAGTTGACTTTATTAAGAGTGGTGTATCTATCGCAATACACTTCGAGTCCACAGATAATTCTAGCTGGACTATTGAAGGGTATTCTCTTGACATTGAATTGTTAGGAAAGTTCTGATGGACTTTGTTCCAGAACCAGCGCCAACAGAACTACAGGCTCTCTCGGAATATGTCGAGCGAGAGTTTCGTCGGCTTGGCGGGCTGTTAAAAGCTTTTGAGACAATCGACATGAATGAATTAAATGCTGAACCTGAGCGCCCTCGGGATGGTCAAGTAGTGTGGGCTGATGGAACTAATTGGAACCCTGGAAGTGGAGCAGGAATATATGCTAGAATCAGCGGAAGTTGGACAAAACTCTGAGCTACAGTCTCAGATTATAATGTCTCCCGACGTGGACTTTGCTTGGTCTGCGGCGGCTCCCTTATTGGGGAAAGCATTGGAATATACCTACAATGGGATTACCTTGCGGGATATTTATTGGGCTATAAAAGAAGACCGGATGCAGCTCTGGCTCGCGTATGATGAGAAAGATTTGAAAGCTGCTGCGGTCACAGAGAATGTTATTGACTACAGGATCAAGGTTTGCCGGGGCGTCGTTCTCGGGGGCACTGGATTGCGAAACTTTCTTCCGATAAGTAAAACTATCGAAGAATGGGCCAAGGACGAGGGTTGTGATCTTGTAGAACTTACAGGTCGGCGTGGTTGGGTCCGCGCTTTAATGGACTACGGATATCACGATGTTAGCAGTACCGTAGTGAAGAGACTTAATTTGCAGGAGTTTAACTAATGGGCAAAGGTAGCCGTCAACCGGCAAACACAACTAGCGAAGTTACGAATAAAATCGAGCTTGATCCGTTACAAAAAGATGTCTTGGCAGGTATCTTCCCAAAGATAGAAGGTGCATTTGGTTCTCCAGTCACTTTACCTGACCAACTAGTTGCTCCTAATAATCGAAACACGATTAAAGGTCAGCAACAAGCTCTAGCGTTTTCTGGTGGAGATGAGGCTAATAATCTTATTGGAAACGCAATTAGCGGAACCAACTTCGGTATCAATGCAGCTCAGGATATTGAACAGAATCCATTCCTCAAAGGTGCTATTGAGGCGGCGATTAACCCTGTGTTTACGAATCTACAGGAAAATATTCTTCCAGGTATAGATGCTGGGGCGGTCAACGCAGGAGGTGTCGGTAGTTCTCGCCATGGTATTGCACAGGCGGGGGCTATTAAAGGTGCTACAGGACAAGCATTTGATATTGCTAGCATCATGGGGAACCGCGCATTTGACACGGCTCAGGATACCAGTATCAAAGCTCTTGCACTGACACCGCAGGCATTTAACCTTGGGCTTGCCCCGTCCATCGCGAGTAGTGCGGTTGGACAACAGAGGGAAGATAAGCGTCAGCAATTGCTTGATTCGAATCTGCAGAGGAGTTTGTTTGAGCAGACCGAGGAACAGCGGAGGATTGCAGACGCGGCCGCAATTGCTTTTGGGCATCCAGCGGCAGGTTCCAGTTCGGTGGCTACAGGGCCAGGACCTCAGGGGCCGGGTAGAGCTTCTAGGCTCTTAGGTAGTGCTTTAGGTGGAGCCGGCATTGGGGCTGAAATTGGTGGGCCAATGGGTGCTGGTATCGGTGCCGCAGGTGGCGCGTTATTTGACATTATTTTTGGGTAGGAGATAACAATGACAGGTATATTAGGTAGTGTAAGTGCTCTGGGGCTAGACCCTCAGGCAATCTTTCAGCTGTTACAGACCGCAGATGGGCAAGATATGTTCGCCACGATGCTGGCTCAGCAACATGATTCGGATGAGTTGGCGGCGCTGGAGACGGCCCCACAACCTACGCTGGCCCAGGCAGTTGACCCCACAAATATGGCTGGGGCTATGCAATTGGGGCTTCCAGACCTTGCGTCACAGATACAGACTGCATCCGCTGGTATACTTCCGGGGGAGCATGACTTTCCTGGGTCAACAGGTACAGCTCCTCCGGTGGTCGCTGCTGAACCGGACCTTGGGAATATCCTTGCAAGTATTGGAGGAGCTATTCCTAAGAAAGACCCGTTGAATATTCCAATTCCACAGCCTGGTAGCCCTGCTATTCCTCAGGGAAATTTCTCGGGTATCCGTGGTGGGCTGAGTCTCCAGGACTTTTTGGTTGGAGCTCGTGGAAAAGATACTGAAGATTTGGGCACAATCTTGGCCCGAGGAGGTTTAGCGTGATAGACCCGTTAGGACAAGCAGTTGCAGGGGGAGGTACAAATCCTCCCAAATTAACCGTGAATCCGACCAGTGATCCGACTGAGATAGACCGGAGAAAGAAAGGATTCCTCCCTATGATACAGGAACTTGGCAATTTCTTTTCCACTCCACAGGGACAGGTGAGTGCCTTGGTAATGGCAAGGGAACTCCAGGCGAATCGTAGCCCATTTGAGAACAACAGCTTTGGTGCACGCGTCACGGATGCGGCATTGGCCGGGGCTGAGTTCACTGGAAACTTCAATAAGAACTTGAGAGAGTTTGAGTCCAGTGACCGGGCTGAGGGTAGAGAGCAGGAAAGGATTGGTCTGACCCGTGAATCTCAGGCCGAGACAGCCAGGTCGAACGAGGCAGAGGTTGCTAGTAGGGAAGGGATTGAAGAAGAGAAGGCAAAGGTAGCAAGAGAAAAAATCAAGGCCCTGACGGATCAAAATCTGAAGGACTTTAATCTCCAGCAAGCTGACTTGAACAGGAAGATTCTCGATGATGCGAATGCTAACTATCTTAGTGTGGCGGAACTGTCCCAGTTGGAGGGTAAGCAACCACCGGCTTATAGAAAATTCGTGATGGACTATTACAATTCTCAGGCCGCTGGCAATGAGGGACTTGAGCCGATTCTACCTGAAGCTCCGAACCCGGTCACTATAAGTGCTGCGGTACAACAGGCTCGCTTGTTTGCTCAGGATGGGCAGGATGTTGAAGCTGGTATCCGGTTCATAGCAGAGCAGAGGGGGATTGACCCAGACGCATTGGTCGCTGAGGTAATGAAGGTTATGTCAGTCGAGCAAGAAGACGCT